GATGTATTTTAACGAAGTAATGGTAGGTAGATATGAATCAGCACCAGATGCAACAGCTTTTCCAAATGACAGCGCCGACCGTTACGAAGGTATGCTTGTGGTACGTAGTGAGCTACGAAGTATATGTTCTCATCACCACCAGCCTGTATCTGGGGTTGCCTACATCGGTATCATTGCCGCTAATAAACTTATTGGTCTCAGCAAGTATACCAGAATAGCACAGTGGTGCGCTCGTCGTGGTACACTACAAGAAGAACTGTGTAATGATATTGCCCGCGAGATTAGCAAGGCTACTGACAGCGAAAATGTAGCAGTTTATGTTCAAGCTACACACGGATGTTGCGAGAATCGAGGCATTATGGCACACTCTAGTCTAACACAGACTACAGTATTAAAAGGCACATTTAAAGACGATCCTCACACAAAGAAAGAGTTCTTTGACAACATTAAACTGCAACAGGAGTTTGCACCGCGATGAGATACATTACTAACAAATTTGATAGTGTTCGCTTGCCAGTTGAAGAGGGTCTGCTAGAATGGTTGCAGGAACAATATCCTGCTTCAAAATACTTTATTAAGGAAGTAGAATGAAAACATTTGATACATTTGAACAAGTAGAAGACATGAGTGCCTGTGTTAAGCGACCCATTGTAGTACACGCTAAACAGATTAATGAAGAATTTCGAGTCAATACTCTAGAAGGCAATTACAAACAAGGTAAGCCAGGCGACTATCTAATGAAAGGTATCGACGGTGAGTTGTATATCTGCGATGGTCCGATCTTTGAGCGCACTTACGATTTTGTATCGTGAGTTCGGGTACACCACCTAGTTCTAGTCCAGGCATAACGGGCTTTATTGAAATCTTTGAGGGCAGGCTTAACAAAATGAAGCTACACCTTAAAGAAGAATTAGGCAAAGCCAAACACGACAGAGATCGTAAAGCCATACGGCGTATTACTACTGATGCCCGTAAATTAAACAAGACACTAAAAGAAATGCGTAATGCTAATACTAAACTGTGTCCACATTGCGGAGAGAAACTATGAACTCAGTTGATATGGCTAACAATTTAATCTTTAGAGCAAAGAACTTGACTGAGTTCGTTGTTACTACAGAAGTTCCTGAAAACTTTAGACTAAATGGTGTAGTTCCTTTTGATATACACATCACTGAAGGAATACTCGAAGCCAAGATCTGGGCCATAGATTTCAACGAGGCTGCGCATAGACTAAATGAATTTCTGGAGACCTGCAAATGAAATGGTTTCTAGATTTTTTAGAAAGATTAGAACGTAAACGAATCATAATGGATCGTGTAAACGGTCAACCATATCTTGAAAGATATTATGTCTTTTTAAAAGATAGAAATTGGTTTCCGTTTAATGTGTTTATTCACAAGTTTCTTAAATCGGATCCGGATGATGTTCATGATCATCCTTGGCCATATGCAACCTTGATACTAAAAGGTGGTTATTTTGAATGGACTCCTCAATTTGACAAACAGGGTCGTAAATTTAATGAAATATGTAAATGGCGAGGACCCGGCCATTTTCGTGTATGTGGGGCTAACTCTTATCATCGTATTGAGCTTGATCCTAACATAACAGCATGGACATTGTTTATGCCCGGTCCCCAAAAGCGTGAATGGGGATTTTTAGTAAATAACAGGTGGATTCATAATGAAACATATCTATCTGAAAGGGCTAAAAATGCAAAAAGTTAGTATGGGTGAAAAATGGTGTGGCAGCGACTTTGAAACTTTTCGAGTCATTTCTGTAGTTGATATAGACAATCAAACTTGGATACACTATATGCGTATTAGAGATAATCTCGAGTATTCGTGTCTAGAAGAAAGTTTTATACATAAATTTTTCCGATATACATCAAATGAACGTTATTAATTTAACTTGGAATTTACAGACAGAGAATTGGTGGAATGAAAGTTGTGCCTTGATAATAGAACATTTTGGATTGCCGGGACATAGATACACCACAGAAGTTTCTGCAGACTATATGAAATTTTTTTTCCAATCAGCAGAAGATAAACTCATGTGTGCAATATTACTCAGTGATAGACTATAATGAAATATCTAGTGGGATTTGCAGTAGGATTTTTGATGTGGATAGTAATACTCAGTCTGACTCCAATGCCTGAATATAGAGTATACGATTGCAATATGTCTGAATGGCATCCTGATATTCCGGTAGAAGTAAAAAAGCAATGTCGAGAACTCAAACACCAACGATGGGAAAAAGAAAATGAAGGAAAAGTTCAAACAAACTTATATGAAAACCGCAAAGATATTCGCGGAACTCAGTCAAGCACGTAGGCTTCACGTAGGTGCTATTGTAGTCAAGGATGATAGAATTATATCCATTGGCTACAATGGTATGCCGGCAGGTTGGGATAATAACTGTGAAGATAAAGACTACATGAGTGGTGATGCAGGCGGATGGCTTAGTCCCGACGAGATTTACGAACAATGGCCATTCGAAGAAGAGGACATCGACCCCGATCTAGGATATGCTAGAAGATATGCCTTAAAAACTAAATCAGAGGTACTTCATGCTGAATCAAATGCTATTGCAAAATTAGCGAAGTCCAATGAAAGTGGGCTTGGGGCTGATATTTTTATTACTCATGCCCCTTGTATTGAATGCGCCAAACTAATATATCAGTCTGGTATAAATGGTGTCTACTATGGTAAAAATTATAGAGATGATGCAGGAATCGAGTTCCTTAAAAAATCAGGAGTTAACATTGAAAAATTGGACAATTGAACTACAAGACGACCCCGAGACAGGCGACTTGATATTACCCTTCCCTGAAGATATGCTCCGAGAAACAGGTTGGAAAGAAGGTGATGTATTAGACTGGAAAGATAATCAAAATGGCTCTTGGTCTTTGACGAAAAGAGTGTATACTAGTAATATGAACAATAAAGAAAAAGAAATTCTAGACATCACTCAAGAAGAATGTGCAGAAGTAATTGTTGCTATTAGCAAGATAAGTCGATTTGGTTTAGATAATGTTAAACCTGGTAAGCCGCTTACTAACAGACAACATCTAGCAGAAGAGCTAGGAGATTTACAGGCCATGATCGATCTTTGTATTGATCATAATCTAGTAGACAAAGAAGAAGTGATTGTTGCAGCAGGTAACAAAATTGCTAAATTAAAAAAATGGTCAAATATATTTGAAAGTGGGACTGAGCATGAGCAAAATTAAAATAGCAGAATTATTTTATAGTATACAAGGTGAAGGCCGCTATATGGGGGTGCCTAGTGTGTTCCTACGCACCTTTGGTTGTAACTTTAAATGCGCAGGGTTTGGTATGCCGCGTGGTGAAACGAGTCACGAAGCTACAGACATTGCAGCCACACATACTATGATTACGCCTTTTACAAAGTATGAAGACTTGCCATTAGTCAGTACAGGCTGTGACAGCTATGCCAGTTGGCATCCAGATTTTAAAGATTTGTCGCCTATGCTTACTAGCGAAGCAATTGCAAATCGCATAATGGAAATTCTTCCGCAGGATCATTGGGAAGATGAACATCTAGTTATTACAGGCGGTGAACCGCTACTAGGTTGGCAACGTGCTTATCCAGAGTTACTGTCACATCCTAAAATGTCTGAACTAAAGGAAATCACATTTGAAACAAATGGTACTCAAACACTAAGTTCAGAATTTAAAGAATACTTAACAGACTGGGCATTTGGAAGTGATGAACGAGAAATTACATTTTCAGTAAGTGCTAAACTTCCGGCAAGTGGCGAGAAGTGGGAGGAAGCTATTTGTCCAGACATAGTTTGTGAATACGAACAAGTGGGTACAGCATATTTAAAATTTGTAGTAGCAACAAAACAAGACATTGCAGATGCCGAATGTGCTGTAGGTGCATTTCGAGCAGCAGGGTTTAAAGGATACGTTTACCTAATGCCAGTAGGTGGTGTGGAAAGTGTTTATACACTTAATGCAAAGAATGTAGCACTGGCAGCTATGAAACGTGGATGGCGGTACAGTGATAGACTTCAAGTACCATTGTTTAAAAATGAATGGGGTACATGATGAGACAATTTGTAGAAAAATTATTTGGCATTGACAAAATCAAAGCCGAAACAGCAGCGGCAGTACAATTGGCTGAGGAATCAACAAAGATTGCCAAAGACGCAGTTGCGGCTGCTGAACGTGCAAAAGAAGCAGAAGAAACTGCTAAACTATCACCAAAAGATCGTGCAACCAAACTAAAAGAACCTTGGGTAGGTGTGCTTAATACTCACATCAACAAAGATAACATACGTAATGGCTTTTTTGAGCTTGACTGGAACGAGCACTTTGTGTTAAAATTAAAGCAAGAGGGTTATGGTTTCGACGGTGATAAAGACGAAGAAATTGTAGATCGTTGGTTCCGTGAACTGTGTGCTAATGTGGTAGTTGATGGTGATTTTGGTGGCGCTGTAAATACTGGCGTTATTGATATCAATTCTGTTAGAAAAAAGAATCTATGACATATATTTTAGTTGATACTGCAAACACTTTCTTTCGTGCTAGACACGTTATCAACGGTGACGCTGATATCAAATTAGGTATGGCTTTTCACATTACACTAAACAGTATTAAAAAGGCCTGGCAAGACTTTAGTGGAACCCATGTGGTATTCTGTTTAGAGGGGCGCAGTTGGCGTAAAGATCATTACAAGCCTTACAAAGCACAAAGAGCCGCTAGTCGTGCCGCACATACAGAACGCGAAGCAGAAGAAGAGAAAGTGTTTTGGGAAGCCTTTGATACTTTTAAAGAATTTGTAACAGAAAAGACAAATTGCACAGTCTTACAAAATTCACTCCTAGAAGCTGATGATCTCATTGCTGGTTGGATACAGACACATCCAAACGACGATCACGTGATTATCAGCACTGACACAGATTTTGTACAATTGATTGCTCCTAACGTAAAACAATTTAATGGTGTAATGGAAACCACTATCACACATGAAGGTATATTTGATGCAAAAGGTAAGAGAGTCATTGATAAAAAAACTCAAGAGCCAAAAGCCATTCCAGACCCCCAGTGGTTACTCTTTGAGAAGTGTATGCGAGGCGATACCTCAGACAATGTATTCTCTGCATATCCGGGAGTACGGGAAAAAGGCACAAAGAATAAGATTGGTCTCCGTGAAGCCTACGGTGATAGAGACTCAAAAGGCTATGCGTGGAACAATCTCATGCTTCAGCGTTGGTCCGACCACGAAGGTAAAGAACATCGTGTACTAGATGATTACGAACGTAATCGTATTTTAATTGATCTTTCTGCACAGCCCGAAGAAATTAAAAACATCATTACAGAAACTATTACAATAGCAACAGGTGCTAATAAGAATATTAGTCAGGTTGGAATTAGATTAATGAAATTTTGTAATCTTTATGATCTTAAAAAGATTGCGGATCAGGCACAGGCCTATGCAGAACCACTAAATGCGAGATATATATCATGACAGACTTACACGCTAAACCAATTATAGAAAATAAATTCTGGATTGTTGAACGAGACGGTGAAAAATTTGCCACTCTTAGAAAAAACGAAGATGATAGATTCGTTATGTGCAACGAGTTAGGTGTGCAAATCTACGACACAAAAGAAAGCCTTACTAGACAATTTGGTAAAAATTTCTTTGTGGCTAAAATTATCAAAGAAGCCAACGATGCATTACCTAACGAAGTTCACGGTTATGCCACAAGTGCCGAGCCGCATAATGCAATGTATGATATAAAAAGAAAGTTACCGTTGTTTACAAAAAGCGGCGATAGTAAAAGTTTGTACTGTGCAGGCTTTTATGTGATACGGTTTGATAAAGGATGGGTAAAAAGTTTTTGCCCTAAATTAATAACATTACAAAGATACGAGTATCAAGGTCCATTTCAGTCTGAAGTTGAAATGAAACAGGTGTTAGCTAATGTCTCAAAATAACGTTCCAAATACGTTGTCGGGCGTTGAAAGACTTATTCAGCGTATAGCAGTTGCAGAGCGGGGTCAGCAAAAAGATATAAGATTAACAATTCAAGAAGCAAGAGAGCTTACTCAAGAATTGGCTGTGATGACTGCTAAATTAGGAAAAACTGTTCAGGAAATACACGTAATGCTGGCGGAAATACGTGAATCTACTACCAACATCAATGTTAAATTTGATGGTGGCAACTTTACTTAGACATAAATATATACGTGCTTTATAATAACACGTATAGATATGAGTCGACCTAAACCCAAAGTTATTCTTGAATACACCAACAAGGAAACCTACAAAGTTGAGCAAATTCTCGACAGTGATGCCATCTGGGCTGTGTTTTACAAAGATCAGCCTTTTAATTTAAAAAGCGGCAGTATGGTATCCAGTTATCCTGGACCTAAGTACAAAAAGGTCAGTTTTAGTAATCCGGGACACGCAAGAAATTTAGCCAAGAAACTTAACAAACTGTTTAAGACCACAGACTTCGCAGTGTTTAAATTAAATGCCGGAGAACGAGTAGACTAAATGGATTTAAAGGATACCTATACTTCGGTATTTCTCAAAGCCGCTGGTCAACCCTTTGACAAGAATATCATAAAAAAATTCCGCAGTGCCTGGTGGCAAAACGTCAGAGGTAAGGATCACGGCGGTTTAAGACTTACAGATCAAGGTCTAGAATTTATAGAAACTTATTCTCAAATCAAAACATATAAAGTTGAAATACTGAAAGAAATTAGTATAACTCCACAAATACTAGTTTGGTTAGATCAATTTATTGAATCTCCGTACCACTTAACCAAAAAACACATTATTGTTTTAAGAGAAAAATCCGCATTTGAATTATATCTGTTTCACGGAGATGTAAGAAAAATGGGTTATGCCAAAGCAATGCATCAAAGACTTAGCCAAGAATCCTGAACAATTTATTTGTTATCTATAAATATTTTTACAATGATCGAATATAATCCTTTAGAAATTTTAAAGAAAAGATCTCTTCAAGTAATGCCTCCACATTTTGGAAAAATTAAACTTGCAGATATAAATTTTCTTACACACGAAATTGAAGACTGGATTCGAATCAAATTAAAAGGTAGATATGCTATTGTTAAACTTCCTAGTATAGAAAACGATAGCAAATTGAAATCTGCAATGTTTGCAGGATTTGAAGATCATAAAGAACTGACATATTTTATGTTGGCATGCCCATATCTAAGGAGAAACTAATGGACCAAGAAGTAACAACAACAGCCCCAGAGCAAGAGCAACCTCAACAACCACCAAGTGCTGCATCACCCGAACTTAATCTTAGTGATCTAGCTTCCTTGCGTAGTATTCTAGAAGTGGCCAGTAGTCGAGGTGCATTCAAAGCAGCAGAACTAGAAGCGGTAGGTAAGGCTTATAACAAGCTAAACACCTTTTTAGAATCTGTTGCAACCAAAAAGGAATAATATGAAAAATCTCAAACACGTTGGTAAGATAAAAAACACAGGATCAAAAGTTCTTGTGGTTTTTAGAACGTTACCCGGTGAGTCAAATATGGCATTGGTAGTGCAAACATCTCCTTTGCCGGATCAATATCACAATGCAATCATTGATCTT